ATGAGCGCAGCCACCCTCGAACTTCCCACCCCTCAGCAAATCGACGATGAACGCAAAGCCGCCTGGCTTGCCGAGCGCCGGACCTGCATCACCGGCACCGACATTGCAGCCATCTTCGGCCTCAACAAGTGGACCAGCCCGATTGAAGTCTGGCTCAGCAAAAAGAGCCAGATCGAGAAGCCGGACAACGACGCCATGTTCTTCGGGCGCAAGTTCGAGCGGCCCATCCTCGAAGCCTATTCCGAGCGCCTCGGGGTTCCAATCGAGTTCGCGCAGCCTTGGACGCTCATCCGGGTTCCCGGCTGCCCGCTCCTCGGGGCATCGCTTGACGCCCGCTGGCTGAATGGCGACCGTCGCCCGGTGGATGCCAAGAATACCCGGTTCAAGTCTCCCCTGTGGGGCGACAACGGCTCGGACGTGTTCCCGGTCTACTACCAACTGCAGCTTGCCGTCCAGATGATGGCCACCGAGACTCAGGCCGCTGATCTGGCCGTCTGTTTCTCCGGTTCCGAGTTTGGCCGGTACTCCATGGTCAGCGACCCCGAAGTGGAGGATTCCATCCGGGAGCGGGCCTTGGACTGGTGGAACAAGCACGTCGTAGCCGACGTTCCCCCCGAGCCCGACGGCTCCGAATCCTACGGAAACTACCTCAAGGCAAAGTTCAAACGGTCATCCGAGATCACCCGGCCCGTCACCGCTCAGGTTCGCGAGTGGGCTGAAGCCTTGCGCGTGGCAACCGAGCGCATGAAGGAAGCTGAGGCCGAAAAGCTGAAGGCTGAAAACCTGCTCAAGAGCTACATGGGCGATGCGTCGGCAATCCCCGGAATCGCTACCTGGAAGAACAACAAGGACAGCGAAACGACCGACTGGCGCGCCGTGGTCTCCGAACTGGCAACCCTCATCGACGGTGCAAAGGTGGCTTGCATCATCGAGGCCAACACATCCACCAAACCCGGCGCCCGCGTGTTCCGGCCCTCCAAGTAGAAAGCGAGACTCGCAATGGCAGATGAAAAAGCATTGACGTACACCCCCAAGGAAACGGCTCTCGCGAAGGTCGTCGAGACAGCCTCAACCGCCCTGGCCGCGCAAGCCAAGGCCACCATCGAAGCCCGGTACATCATGGCCGAGCGCAACCCGCGTGACTTCGACGTGGTCCGCGAAAAGCTCCTCAAGGATTGCAACCGGCCGAGTTTCGCGGCGGTGGCCATCTACCACAAGCCCATCGGGAACGGCATCGAAGGACCGAGCATCCGCTTTGCCGAGGCCGCTCTCCGGGCCATGGGAAACGTGGACGTATCGACCCAGACGGTCTATGACGACGATGACCGCCGCATCGTGCGCGTGAGTGTCACGGATCTGGAAGCCAACCTTCCCTACTCCCAAGACGTGACCATCACCAAGACGGTCGAGCGCCGCAAGCTGGCCAAGGGTGACACGCCGCTCCGTACTCGCCTCAACAGTTACGGCGACATGCTCTACATTCTTCCGGGCACTGACGACGACATCCTCAACAAGCAAGGCGCGCTCATCTCGAAGGCCGTCCGCACCCTGGGCCTCCGCATCGTTCCGGGCGACCTAATCGATGAGGCCATGGCCGAGGTCCGCAACACACAGCGCCGCAAGGACGCCGAAGACCCCGACGCCGCAAAGCGCAACCTCTTCGACTCCTTCGCTGACCAGGGCGTGACGGCGGAACAACTCAAGGAATACCTGGGCCACGCGGGCGCCACTTTGAACCCCAAAGAGATGAAGGAACTTCGGGGTTTGTATGCGGCGCTCAGGGATGGTGAGACGAGTTGGCGGGAGATCATGGACGCCCGACAGCCCGCGCCGGCCACCGATGCGCCCCCGCCCGCTGCCAGCGGCAAAGGCGGTGCCTCAAGGCTGAAGGATGCGATTAAAAGCGCCCCAGCAGCCGCACCAGCCGCCCAGCCCGCAACCCAAGCCGCCACCAGCACCGCGAAGCCGAACGGTCACGACGATAGTGATTTCTTCGCAAACTAACCGCAAGCCGAACTGAGACCCGAAAAGAGGTTTGACATGGCAGCACTCGCGAACAACCTGACCATCTTCGAGGGGCGGATAGACGCCGCCCCCGATCTGGTCCTCGTGGACGATGGTGAGAAGTACGCCATCACGACAAGCAACCTGCGCGACCTGTTCACCGCCGATGGTGGCCTGGCCCTGATCGTCAACGCAATCGAAGACAAGGTGCAGGGCTACGAACTGGACGTGACCACCGTCAAGGGACGCGCCGAAATCCGCGCCTTGGCTCACAAGGTTACCCGGTCGAAGACGTATCTCGATGCCATCGGCAAAGAGATGGTCGCCGAACTCAAGGACTTGCCCCGCCGCATCGATGCCAACCGCAAGATGATGCGCGATAGCCTTGACGCCTTGGCCGAGCGCACACGCGCCGATCTGACTGCCTACGAGGAACGCACGAAGGCTATCAGCAACCGGCTGAACAGCATCGACTCCATGCCGGTCATGTACGCGCCTTCGACCAGCGCGGAAATCGCCGCACAGATTGAAATCCTCGCCAACATGCCCCTGACGGCCGAGGCCTGGGAAGGTCTCCTCGATGAGGCGCTGACCATCACGCACCGCACCCTCGCCGCTCTCAGGCAGATGCACACGGAAAAGGTCAAGGCTGAGACCGACGCCGCCGAACTCGCCAAACTTCGGGAGCAAGCAGCCGAGCGTGAGCGCAAGGACGCTGAGGCGCAACGCCTGGCCGACGCGCAAGAGAGGGGCCGTCGTGAGGCCGAACAGCGCACAGAGTCCGAACGGCAAGCGGCGCTGGGGCGTGAGGCTGAAGCCAACCGGCAAGCAACGCTGGCACAGCAGCAAGCCGAAGAGTCTGAGCGCCGCCGCGTGGAATCCGAAGCGCGGGCCGCACAGGCTGCCATCGACGCCAGAGTGCGCGCTGAGGAAGCTGCCGAACGGGCCGCAATCCAAGCCGTTGAAGCCGAGCAGGAACGTCTGGCAGAGGCGGCGCGCAAGGAAGCCGAAGCGAAGGCAGCGCGGGAAGCCAACAAAGAGCACTCCCGGAAGATCAACTCCGAAGCGCTCGAAGGTATCGTCCAGGCCATCGTGGGCGCAAACACCAACCTCGACGCTGACCAGGTAACGGCCGTCGCCCGCGCCGTGACCGTGGCAATCATCAAGGGCGAAGTTCGCCACATCTCCATCACCTACTAACCCAGAAAGAAGGCCGACAAATGGCAGAAGCAACCGCAAAGGTCAAAGAGTATCTCCGCTACCCGTTCACGGAAGAGGAGACGAGGGAGATCGCCAAGAATCTGGCGCTTTCCGTAACCAGCAAGACCCGCGCCGAAGAGGAACAGAAATCCGCACAGGCGCAGTTCAAGCAGCGAATCGAGATCGAAATCACTCAGATTCAGCGCCTCTCGAACAACATCAACATGGGCTGGGAGATGCGCGAGATTGAGTGCATCGTTGAGTTCCACAAGCCCAAGCAGGGCGTGAAGCGCATCATTCGCCTCGACACTGGCGAGATCGTCCGCGAACAGCAGATGTCCGGCGGCGAACTGCAAGAGAAGCTCTTTCCGGCAAACGCAACAGCCTGACAACCGCCTAACCGGGGCGGTCAACCAGCCGCCCCCTTCACCCGCAAGAGGAGGAACGGTGGGAACAACGATCACATTACGCGAACACGCCGCCCGGATGAACAGCGTTTTGCACCTGACCGCGAAGGCCGCGGCGATACCTCAGGCGGTCACTGTCCTGTCTTATGCGTCGATGCGCCTCCGCTACCCTGGCAGCGCACCGACAAAGCCCGCTGAGCTTGCCGCCTGTATCCGCCTCCTGAGAGAGCACCCATGGATGCGTGAGCCAGCTTTCGAGTTCCTGTTGACCGTCAAGAACACCGCATGGCCGCTGCTGATTGCCGAGTGGTCTGAGCTTGAGCGCATTGCCGAGGAAGAGATCGGCATCCCGCGCCAGATCGACCCCGACTTGTACGCGCCGCGCACCTTCCGCCTCATGCGTGAAATCGTCGCCTGTCAGTGCGACAAGGCCTATTGCGGCCACCACATCAAACAGCACGCCCGCACTGAGACGGGCAAACCGGGCCGCTGCACCGTTGAAGGATGCAAATGCGGCTACTTCCTGGAAGGAGACCGCTGATGCTGAATGCCCAACTGTCCGCGTTCTATCGCGACGAAGGCATTGAGAAGGTCATCGCAACCGCCGAATTTAGCCGTTGCTACATTGCCATCGCTACCGCCGCCGCGCAACAGCCTGAGATTACTTCCGATGAGGTCTGGACCATCCTTGAGGCCGTCGCCGTCACCAACTTTCTCCACCCGAACGCCGTAGGGGCTGCGTTCCGCCGCGCCGCCGGGAACGGGCTCATCACCCAAACGAGCCGCTTTCGCAAGTCGAGCAGAGTATCTGCGCGCCGGCGCAACGTGCAGGTTTGGCGATCGCTGCTCTACGTGGGAGCCATCAATGCCTGACGCCTTCGCGGACAGCTATAACGAATTCCTCGCAACCAAGTTTCGCTTCACCAAAAACACCGGCTTTGATGTCGACGAATCCGCGCTGAGCAGCATCCTCAAGCCTCACCAGCGTGACCTCGTGAGATGGGCCATCAAGGGCGGCAACCGCGCCATCTTCGCAGCCTTCGGACTCGGCAAGACCTTCATGCAAGTCGAAATCGAGCGCCACATTCAACCGCACTCCGGAGGCCCCGCGCTTGTGGTTTGCCCGCTCGGTTGCCGTCAGGAGTTCATGAAGACGGCGCCAGCGCTCGGGGTCAACTACAGCTTCATTCGCAGCTCTACCGAAATGACGGCCGCGCAAGAGTTCTATGTCACCAATTACGAGTCCATCCGCGACGGCAAGCTGGATCCGAACCTCTTCTCAGTTGTCAGCCTGGATGAAGCATCGGTCCTGCGGAGTTACGGCTCGAAGACCTATCAGGAGTTCCTGCCACTTTTTAGCGATGTGCCCTATAAGTTCGTCGCGACTGCCACGCCGTCACCCAACCGCTATAAGGAACTGATTCACTACGCGGGCTTCCTTGGCATCATGGACACCGGGCAGGCCTTGACCCGGTTCTTCCAGCGCGATTCAACGCAAGCCAACAACCTCACGCTCTATCCGCACATGGAGAAGGAGTTTTACACCTGGCTGCACTCGTGGGCCATCTTCCTCCAGAAGCCCTCAGACCTCGGCTACTCAGACGAAGGCTACGACCTCCCCCCGCTGGACGTGCGGTACCACGAAGTGAAGATGCACAACCTTGGCGGCAAGGTGGACCGGGACGGCCAGATTCAACTTATCAACGATGCGGCCATCGGCCTAAAAGACGCGGCCTCCGAGAAGCGGGACAGCATCGACCTCCGGGTTGCGACCGCCAAGCAGATCGTGGACGCGGCGCCGGATGAGCATTTCATCCTCTGGCATGACCTTGAGTCCGAGCGGGACGCTATCCGCGACACCATCGATTCGGTTGAGGTCTACGGTTCGCAGGACCTGGACGAACGCGAACAGGCCATCATCGACTTCGGAAACGGGCTATTCCGGATCCTGAGCACGAAGCCCCGCATCGCCGGGAGCGGCTGTAACTTCCAGCGCCATTGTCATCGGGCCATCTTCGTCGGCATCGGGTACAAGTTCAACGACTTCATTCAAGCCATCCATCGCATTTATCGCTTCCTCCAGGCTGAACAGGTGACCATCGACATCATCTACACGGAGACGGAGCGCCAGATTCTTGCCGAACTGAAACGAAAGTGGGCAGAGGACATGAAACTCCGGGAAGAGATGAGCGCCTTGATTCGGAAGCACGGGCTTTCGACGACAGGCCTCGAAGATGAGTTGCGCCGGTCCATCGGCGTCGAACGCAAGGTGGAAGCGGGCGCGCACTTCGATGTGGCCTTGAATGACTGTGTAAGTGAGACGCACCAAATGGAAGAGAACTCGGTCGACCTCATCCACACCAGCATCCCTTTCGGCAATCACTACGAGTACAGCGCGAGCTACAACGACTTCGGGCATAACGAAGACAACGGCAAGTTCTTCGACCAGATGGACTACCTGACGCCGGAACTGCTCAGGATTCTGCGGCCCGGCCGGGTTGCAGCCATCCACGTCAAGGACAGGATCCGGTTCGGCAATGTGACCGGCGACGGGATGCCCACCGTTGACCCCTTCCACTGCGATTGCATCGTTCACTACCGCAAGCACGGCTTCCGGTACATGGGCATGATCACCGTCGTGACGGACGTGGTCAGGGAAAACAACCAAACTTACCGCCTTGGCTGGTCAGAGCAGTGCAAGGACGGAACGAAGATGGGCGTGGGAAGCCCTGAATACATCCTCCTGTTCCGCAAACTCCCGACGGACACGCAAAAGGCCTATGCCGACGTCAGAGTCGAAAAGGCCAAGTCTGACTACACGCGGGCACGGTGGCAGGTCGATGCTCATGCTTTCTGGCGTTCAAGCGGTGATCGGATGCTTTCGCCGGCAGAGCTCGAGCAACTCGGACCCGAAGCGATCGGTCGCGTGTACCAGAAGCACAGCCTTGAGACCGTCTACGACCACGAGCAGCACATCGCCCTGGGTGAAACTCTCGACGCCCGCGGCGCTCTCCCGGCGACGTTCATGACCTTGGCGCCCGGTTCGCACCATGACGACGTGTGGCACGACGTCAACCGGATGCTGACCCTGAATGGCGCGCAGACCCAGCGCGGGCTCACAAACCACATCTGCCCGCTGCAATTTGACATCGTCGACCGCATCATCCGTCGCTACACCAACGAAGGCGAGATTGTCTTTGACCCTTTCGGCGGCTTGTTCACCGTGCCTTACCGGGCCATCAAGCTCGGGCGCTACGGGAAGGCCTGCGAGTTGAATGCCGACTACTTCAAGGATGGGGTGAAGTACCTCCGTGAAGCCGAACTGGAGAAAGACATGCCATCGCTGTTCGACGCTTTACAGGAAGGTGCAGCATGAGAAAGACAATTATGGGGGCAGACCTCTTCTGTGGCGCGGGCGGAACTTCGCAGGGCATGCTGATGGCCGCGAATCACCTTCACGCCGATCTGCGGCTACTTGCAATCAATCACTGGCAGGTTGCCATTGACACGCACTCGCTCAACCATCCCGAGGCTCAGAACCTCTGCACCGGCGTCGATGTAGTGGACCCGCTGAAGCTGGTACCTGGCGGCCGGCTGGATGTTCTCGCGGCCTCTCCGGAATGCACTCACCATTCGGTAGCTCGGGGCGGTAGACCGATGAATGACCAGAGCAGGTCGAGCGCGTGGATGATTCTCCGCTGGGCTCAAGTGCTCTACATCGACAACCTCATCATCGAGAACGTGCCCGAGTTCGTCTCGTGGGGACCGCTTGGAGCCAACGGACGCCCGATGGTGTCGAAGCGCGGCGAACTCTTCCAGCAGTTCGTTGCCAGCCTCAAGGCTCTCGGCTACCGTGCCGAGTACCGCGTCCTGAACTGTGCTGACTATGGCGCTCCCACGACGCGGCGGCGGCTGTTCCTGATTGCGCGCCGTGGCAATAAGAAGATCGTCTGGCCAGAGCCGACGCACGTTCGCCCGGCTGCCAAAGACTCATCTCTGCCGATGTTCCCAGAGACTCGACCGAACTGGAAGACGGCCCGCGAAATCATCGACTGGAACCTGCCCAGCAAGGACATCTTCGACCGAAAGAAGCCGCTGGCGCCGAACACGCTGAGGCGCATCCAGGCTGGCATGAAGGAATTCAACGGCATCCACCTGAACCTTGCGAAGTGCTTCGAGGAGGGCCTTCGCCCGTACCTGGTGGTGATGCGCGGAACCGGAACGGTTGCCAGCGTTGACGATCCACTTCAGACCGTGACAGGCGGCGGGAATAACTACGCGCTGGTGCAGCCGTTCCTTTTGCCTCACCGGACCAAAGACCCGAACGTCAGTGTCGACATCCCATTCCACACCGTCACAGCCACAAGCAACGACTTCGCACTCTGCGAACCGTTCATGATGCAGATCGATCACACCAGCGCCAGTGGCACAGTGCGCGGTGTCGATGAGCCGGTCCCAACCGTGGTGACGAAGGCGAATGCTTGCATAGTTGAACCCTTCCCGGTTTTGCTTCGCAAGGGTCAAGGTGCGCGGCCAGTTGATGCGCCGTTGGCAACTCTCACCACCAAGGGGGCCAATTACGGAGTAGCTGAACCGTTCATCGTTCCACAGTTCGGCGGTGCAGAGCCGCGCAGTGTGGACCGGCCAGCCGGGACGGTCACCACGACGAGCCGTGGAGTCGGGCTTGCTGAACCTTTCCTCACAACCGCAGGCGGGACGGAGGGGCAGGGCCGCAACCCGCACAGTCTCGAAGATCCACTCGGGGCAGTCCTGACCAACGACCGTCGCGCTCTCGTACAGCTTGAGCCGAGCATGGTCACTGTTACGCACTCCGGAGGCGAACGGCACCGCTCGGTAAACCGGCCGATGCCAACTGTCACACGGTCGATGGGCGAAGGAGTCACCGAGCCTTACCTGGTCGAGTACTTCGGCACCGGGACAACCGCCTCGGTAGATGACCCGCTCGAAGCCGTGACCACGAAGCCGCGCAGTGGTCTGGTGATTCCGCAACTCATCGCTGAGGGCCATCTGGTCTACAGGCTCGAGATTCGCTTCCGGATGCTGCAACCCCGCGAACTGGCGCGGGCTCAGGGCTTCCCCGACAGCTATGAATTCACCGGCAACCGTGAGGCCGTGGTCAAGCAGATCGGCAATGCGGTTCCGCCGCCGATGGCCGCGGCGCTCTTTGAGGCGGTGCTTGCATGAGGCTCTACTACGACAGCTTCGACCGCTCCCGCTACAACGACGCCTATCTCCTCGGCTGCGTATCCGAGGCCACCGTCCAAAAGAACGCACTGGCCACCCTCAACCTGCATCGCATTCCCGCCCTGGCCGTTGACGCCGGCGGCGCAAAGCTCCGCGGAAGGGCTTGCAGGGTGCTGAGGGGTGCGGGAGTGCGCAACGCCGCCGCGATTATGAAGGGCGGCACACAGGGCGCTTGCTCTGCTGGCCTGTCCGATATCCTGGGCACTCTCCCCGGTGGGCGGGCGCTCTACATCGAAGTCAAAGCGCCTGAGTGGCTGACCAGATCCCCGAAGACAGGGCGACTGATCCAAAAGGCCGCGCCGGGTAAACCATCCGATGAGCAGCTTGCCTTCCTCGACACGATGGCTGAGGCCGGGGCGCTGGTGGGCATCATCTGGTCACCGGATGACCTGAACGAATTACTGACAGGAGCGCGCTGAGTGAAACGCAAGGAAGATGATCCGTTTTTTTGGTTCAAGGTTGACCCGAAAGAGTTCCTTTCTGATGGCCTGATAAGCGCCATGAACGCTATCGAGTTCGGGTGCGCTACGCGGCTCCTGATGCACCAGTGGATCGAGGGCCACATCACCGACGACCTGGCTATTCTCGCCCGGGTCTGCCGCCTGACGCTCCCAGAGATGCAGGAAGCCTGGCCTATCGTAGGTCAGTTCTTCCCGGAGATCGAACCCGGCAAGCGGGCGAACCGCTTCATGTATTCCCAGCGTCAAGTGCTGAACGCTGAGCGCGAACACAAACGGGAAGTCGGACGGGATTCGATCAACAAGCGCTGGGGTAAGAAACCGGCCCCCAAGGATACCCCCAAGCCCGATAACGATAGGTCACCTATAGGCCACCTATCAGAATCGGACACCAACGGCATACAAGAGTCAGAGACAGAGTCAGATAAAGAACAAGAACAAAAGCCTCTGTCGATTCCATCGACCGCCCCCGCCGTGAAGTCTGCCGACGTCGTCGCGATCTGGAACGAAGCCACCCAAGGCAAGCTCCCCCAGGCCAAGAGCACACCCAAGCGCCAGACGGTGATTCAAACCCGGCTCAAGGAACCCGGCTGGTTGCCCGACTTTCGCGCCGCGTGTGCCTTCCTGGCCGCGACGGCATGGTACGCCGGGGCGAATGACCGGGGGTGGGTAGCAACGCTGGATTACGCGCTACAGGCGGGCAAAGCAACGGAACTGGCCGAAAAGGCCACACAAACCCCACGGGAGAACGGCAGTGGAACGACTAAGCCAAGTGTCACTAGCCAGCGTGTTGCAAATAACCGAGCAGCCCTCGCAAAGGCTGCTGAGCGCTTCGGATGGGCAAACCCTGACGGCCCTGATTCTGCAAATGGCAGATCGCTACTCGACGGCCTCGATTCCGAACTGGGCCAAAGACTCGCTCTCGAACTGGCGGAAGGTTGTCGGATGAGCGTCCCGTTCATTGTTGGCCAGATCGTCGGTTCAGAGCTTGTCGTCGCCAAGCTTGCACAGATCAGCGTGGCAAAGCGTAAGCGCGTCCGTATGACCGTTGACGCTCTGGGAATTTCCACACAGGGAGTGGTGATTTCCAAATACCTCAACGGACCACGCCCTGGCCATTTAGGTATTGGAAGGACCGGAAATCTAATCGGGTCCATCAATGTCAAGCCGGGCGGTGACGGCGTGAGCACCTTTAGCAGCAGCGTGGGCGTAGGCCCGAACGCTCCCTACGGCGCTTACTGGGAAAAAGGCTTTGACCGCAAGATAGGCGCTGGTGCGCGGGGAGGTCCAAAGAAGCCTATGACCAGCCTTGCCGCCATGAAGTACGCCGCCAAGCATCCACCCGGCACGAAGCATGAAGAGGCTCGGCCGTTCCTGCAACCGGCCCTGGCTGACATGAAGGACGAAATCCGCGCACGGCTGGCAAGTGCGATAGGGGGCAACTGATGGCCTTAAACCGTGAAGCGATCTTCGTTGCACTCAATGCGCGCCTGTCCACTGTTGCCGGGTTCACAACCGGCTGCTCTCGCCTGTGGACAGGCTATGCCGACACACCGCCTGAGACACAGCCCGCGCTCTTCCTTGCGGCTGGTGATGAGACGGCCAGCGGTGACCGGCGCCAGCCTACCGTGTGGACCTTGCGCCCCAAGCTGGTGATCTACACGCGCAACGACGCTGACCCGATGGCCGCGCCGAGCACGCTGCAGAACACTCTCATCACCGCGCTTGAGGCTGCCTTGGAACTGACGGCGGGTGAAGCTGCGCAGATGGGACCGTTCGCCAATGACGGGCAAGCGCCACACACCACGCTCGGAGGCCTTGTGTCCTCATGCAGGATCTTCGGGACCGTGGTCAAGGATGAGGGGCTTTTCCAAACCCAGGGCATCGTAGAGGTTCCCCTGGAGATCGTAACGACCGCCTAAAAGGAGGCGCTTGATGGATGCAGAGACCGCAACGCCCGCAGCCGAACCGGCCAAGTGGGTTACCGAAATCGAGACGTGGTTCAACGACCTACGCCAGAACCTGAACAGCGTCTTGGACACCGAAGCACACAACAAGCTGTACGCAGCCAAGGAAGCCCTCAAGGTTCGCCTGGCAGCCATTCTCTAACCGACCATCAACCGGGGTGTCCGCAGAGGCCGACTGAGGACCACGCCAGAAAGCGAGTATCACCGTGGCTCAATACAACTTTGGCGTCGGCCAGCTTTTCATTATCCCGCCCGGCACCAATCCCACTCCCGTCAACGTAGGCACGCTGAAGGATGTTTCGATTGACATCTCTCGCGATGTGAAGGAACTCATCGGCGCTAAGGCGTTCCCCGAAGACGTCGCGCTCGGCAAAGGCAAGATCAGCGGAAAGGCGAAGTCAGGCCGCATTCAGGCAGGGCTCATCGCCGCCATCCTGGCTGGATCGACGACCGCAACGGGGCAGACCGCCGCGGCAAACAACGAAATCGCCAACGTCCCAACCACCCCATACCAAATCACCGCTCTCAATGGAGCAACCTTCGTAGCGGACGGCGGCGTGTATGACTACACCGCCGGAATCTGGATGAAGTGTGTTGCCAGCGCCCCGGCCACCGGCCAGTACAGCGTCACGGCGTTGGGCGTCTACACCTTCGCCGCTGCCGACACCACGCACCAGGTGGGCTTGTACTACACCTACACCATGGTCACCGGCAACAACATCGACCTCAACAACCCCCTCATGGGCTCGGCCACCATCTTCAAGCTGAATTGCTTCAACACCTACGGCGGCAAGCAGTTCGGATACACACTCGCTGCCGTCATTTTTCCGAAGCTCTCTCTGGCGTCCAAGCAGGACGATCACACCGAAGTCGATCTGGAGTTCCAGGCCTTCGCTGATTCGCTCGACAACGTCATCAACGTCTACACCAACTCCTAACCCGGATGCGCCGCCTGAGAGGGCGGCGCGTTCCCATCTCAGCCATGGAGGCCGAAAGCATGAGCACCGTCACGATTCAAGGAGCCGAGTACGATCTTCAACCCTTTACCGCTGGGCAGTTGCGTCACCAGGCGTCTGCCAAGCTTGCAGCCATCGACGAAATCAACGGCCAGCTTCAGGCCGGCACCATCTCACCCATGAAGGCCATGCCTGAGATGGTTGGTCACTGCTGCGATCTGGTGCACCTGTCTCTGTCGAACAAGTACCCCGATCTGACCCTCGAAGCGGTCGAGACGATGCCTTTTGCGGAGATTCAGCGCGCCGTCGAAGGCGTTGCGGAGGTCACCGGCCTCAAGGGGGAAGCGGGGCCTCAGAAGGTGAAGCGGAGCCGCTGAACTGGGGCGAACTGTACGGGCTCATCATCACCGCAACCACCTGGACGGCGCGCATTGTCGATGCAACTCCATGGCCGGACGTTCTGGACCTTCTGGGTTATTGGAAGGTCTGCCCGCCGCTTCACATCATGGTCAAGGCGTACCTGGGCGGCGGCAAAGACGAAAAAGCAACCAGCACGATGACCGAGGATGACGCTTTAGCCACACTTGAGGCTGGCATCGTCGGATTCTAGGAGGCGGCATGGCAGACGACGGCGGCGAGATCAGTGTACAAATCACAGCCCAGATTCAAGGGCTGATGGATGGGCTCAACACTGCCACCAGTGGCGTTAAGGACTCCACGGCGAAGATGGCCGCGTCCTTTGCTCCCCTGACCGCCGCCTCTGCCTCCTCGTTCGACAGCATGGCTGGGCAGTCAAAGGAAGCCGCCGAAAGCATGGAGGGTGACTTCAGTAAGACCGAGGCCCGCCACGCTGCCCACATGCTCGGCATGAACCGCGCTGTCGGTGGCTTCGTCGCCACGCTCCCCGGCGTCGGTCAGGCTCTGTCGATGGCCTTCGCTCCCTTGGCCATCATGGAGATGATCGAATGGATTGCCAAGGGCGTCGAAAAACTGATGGAGTTCCGCGAGGAATCCGGCAAGCTCGCCGCAACCGAAAAAGAAGCGGGAATCGAGAGCAATCGCTCGTTCAACTCCCTAAACGACAAGCTCCTGGAGGCACAGGAAAAGACGGCGGAGCTTGCCGGGAACCAGATGGAGGCGCTCCGTATCAAGCTGGAGCTAATTGACCACGCCTCCATGAATGAGCTTTTCGAGCAGTTTGAATCCCTTTCCAAAATCGCCAACTCGGTTTTTGATGGCATGGCGGTACATTGGTTTCAGTTTGGTAGTGGCGCGGCGGGGCAGAAAGCGTCTCTTGAATCCTTCCGACTTGAATATGAGGAGCTTCAGACAGACGTAAATAAGCAGGGCGAGGCGCACGATTTGCTGACCGCGAAGCTCAGCCGTGAGTCGGAAATTTTCGCAAACCTTCAAAAAGCGCAGGACGCTTTTTCTGGCGCGGGGTCGAAAAGCGCGGGGGCTTATAACGAGTTTGAGCAGGCAAAAACGGCACTTTTAGCCAAGAATGTAACACTCGAAAATGGCTCTGTTGAATCGCTGAATCGGCAGGTAAACGCACAGCGCGAGCTTCTCAACATCCTCCAGAAATATGCCGCCGACACGAAAACTGTAAAAACTGAGCACGATGCGCGCTCCGGCAACGCAAGAACCGAGGCGGCAAAGAAAGACAGCAAGGAAGACAAAGACCCGTCGTCCGAGCAGATGGCCGCGCTCAAGGAAAACCTCGATGCGCAGAAGGCCTTAAAGGAGAACTGGTTTACGTGGAGCACCCAGCGCGAAATCGAATATTGGCAGACGATGGCCACCATCGGCGGCTTGGGGGCGAAAGCCCTCGCCGATATTCAAAACGAGATCGACAAACTCACCCGCAAGGGAGCCGAGGAAGGCGAGAAGGCCTCCGAGCAAGGCTTTGAGCGCAAATACAGTGCAGCCGCAAAGGGTAGTGCGGAGCGCGTCCAATTGGCTACCAATGAGGTTGCTCGTCTCAGGGCCGTCTACAACGGCATGGGGCCGGAGTATGCAGCCGCACAGGCCAAGATGACCGAGGCAACCAAAGAGCAGGGGGCGCAGCGGCGCGCAGACGGGGCGCGAGCTATCGACGAAAGCCTGGCTCTCCAGAATGCGGCGGCGGCAAAGACGGTCCAACTGGCGCGGGATGATGCGGCGGCGGGAATCATCACCAAACAACAGCTTTTACAGGCGGAACATGCCTATATTGCCGCTGTTCTGAGCGATGAAGAGCGGGCAATCCAGATCAAGAAAATTCTCTACGCGGGCGATGCTGAGGAGTTTGCGAAGCTGATGAAGCTCAAAACCGCCGAAGAAACAAGGGCGGCGGCGGAATCGGCCGTGATTGACAAAAAGGAGGCGGCAGACCATCTGAAAACCGCTCAGACTTGGGTCAACGGCCTGACCTCCGGTTTCAGTTCTGGGATCTCCGGGATGATTAAGGGAACCCAGAGTTTCGGGCAAGCCTTCAAGTCCATCATGGGGTCAGCCATGGACTTCGTTATTCAGCAGATGGTCAAAATGCTGGCAAGGCACCTCTCTGTCGAAGTCGCCAAGACCACCGCAACAACGGCGCAGACCGGGGTTCGCACGGGCGTACAGACGGCGGCTGATGCAAAGACGATGGCCAGCGACACAGTGACAGGGGCGCACCATGTAGCCGTCGAGGGCGCGAAGACCGGGTCTACCCTTGCCGGGTCTGCCACTCGTGTTGCAACCGAAATATGGGCATCCCTGAAAACCATGGCTCTCAAGCTCGCTGAGGGCATCAAGTGGATTGCCATTGAGGGCTGGAAGGCGGCGGCATCAGCCTGGGCATCTATCAGCGCCATTCCCGTCGTGGGTCCGTTCCTTGCGCCCGCTGTTGCGGCTGGCGTTGTGGCTTCTGTAATCGCTCTCGGGATGCACATGTCCTCAGCGGCCGGCGGCTGGGATAACGTCCCGTCTGACCAGATTGCACAGATCCACAAAAGCGAGATGATCCTACCGGCCAGCATCGCCAACCCGTTGCGTAGCGCCATAGCGGGCGGGGGGATCGGAGGGAATGGCGGCGGGGGCGACACGCACCTCCATATCCACGGTGGAGTTGATTCAAAGGCATTCTTCCAGCAGAACCAAGGGAACATCATGGCGGCTATCAAAGAGGCGGCGAAGAACCGGCGGGGCTAGACGAGCAGCTATTTTAAGGCTAGTCGCTTCCCGCTCAACCGCGCCAGTATTGTGGGCGGCAAGTTCCACACCCGCAGTGTGTCAGTGTCAGGTATTTTCTCGTATGGGGAGTATTCGATGACGACGTATCCCCCGTTATCCCGAACGGCACGAAGGAACTCTATAGGCTGAGTAAAGAATAGAGAGTCCGACCCCTCTCCCCTTGAAACCGAAAAGCGTTTCGGCGTTGAAGAGTTGAACTTTACTCGGACTGAAGTCTGATCCTCAAAGATGTTGCCTTTTAATTTCAAATACACTTCGCACCTGGTTTTGCAGCGGACCACAAGGGTTGTATTTCCGCCGTACGTCATTGCAAACTCGGTACTTCTGTTGGTTTCCATCGCGTTCTTATCAACACTGTATTCCCAAGCACTGTTCTGGGCAAACGTCAAACTAGCAGAAAAAATCAGCAACACAACAGCAGCGAACGCTTTCATGGTCGTACTCCTTACACCCCTACTTCACAGCACAACCCGCCAGCGCGTCAATCTTTCGCCGCAGTTTCGCGCCCAAAACCCCAACCCATACAATAGTTTGCAGCCCATACCGCATTTGCAAACCGGGGACCGTCACTACCCTGCTCATCCCCGCACCCGACCCCGACCGCAAGCCCAACTAAACCGCCCGAATCTCCATCGTCTTGCCCAGCGCCTTGAGCGCGCCGGCGATCCCGTCGATCTTAGACGCGTGGCGCCAGTCCACGAGCCGGTTGACTTCCTGCCGGGTGACCTTCATGCGCCGCGCCAGTTCTGCCGGTCTGACCTTCTGTGTTGCCATTTCGTTCAAGAGCAGGATCTTCGCCGCGTAGCTGGCTGGCAGTTCAACTACGTGCTGGCCGCGCTTGAGTTTGGAGGGCGCGGGGATCGTAAGGCCCTCCTCGATGTAGTAATCCAAGGCCGATTCCAGAACGTCGGCGGCGTGGTGTAGAGCATCTTCAACGTCTTCGCCCTGGGTGATTGCCTCGGGAATATCGGGGAAGGTGACGACGTACCCGCCTTCCTTCTGTGGTTCGAGATGTGCTGGATAGCGCAACATGAATCCTCCTATTTCAACCCTAGCTGTTTTTTGATGCCTTCGACCAGGCCGGTCTTGAGTTCTTTGGAGTGCATCGGCAGGAAGGATGTTTTGCCGTTCAGTTTCACCTTCAGATGGGAGCCTTTCGCGCCCTCGAATGTTGCCCCCTGTGCTGTCAGCCACCGCTTGAACTCGCTGCTCTTCATGTATCTAATGTAATCATTATTGCTTACAAAGTCAAGAGGAAATGTAAACAAAATTGCGACTTTCTCGATTTCTCATTTCAGAGCCTCCGGGGCCGGCTTTTTGCCCCGATTCCGCTCTATACTGTGTCTGAAATGCGACAGTATGTGGCTTTTGTTCGACGCGGAACACCCGAGGACGGCGCATGAGCAGCTTGCTTTTCCCATCGACGTTGAAGGGCCTGGACATCGAGGTTGACCGCACATCGCAGTTCTCGACGATGATCCAGACGAGCGCCAGCGGTAAAGAGCAACGGGCTACCTTCTGGACCGTCCCGCGCTGGACCTACGAATGGACGCTGAACTTCGTCCGTCAGGCCGGCTTCAGCGCCAAGACGCTCTCCGACGAACTCCTTCAGCTTGCCAGCTTCTTTAACACCATGCGCGGGGCTTGGGACAGCTTCTATTTCATCGACCCAGTAAACGGAAGCCCGACAGCCTGCCCGTTCGGCACCGGCACCGGCGCGCAGACCGTCTTCCAGCTTGTCGATAACGAGGGCTATTCGGCGGGAATCATCCAGTCCGCGGCCATCTACGTCAACGGCGTCCTCCAGACTTCCGGCGTGAGCTACAACGCCACAACCGGCGCGGTGACCTTCACGACAGCGCCAGCCAACGGCCTCCCGATCACCTGGACCGGCCAGTTCGCCCGAATCTGCCGGTTTGACGACGACACCATGACCTTCAAGCGCTTCATGCAACTGGCCTGGGACGGCGGAACGGTGAAGGTGATCACGCTCAAATGAAATACGCCAGCCCAGCCCTGATTGCCTATCTCAACTCGAACGCCGTCTTTACGATGGCTGACTGCTACACGATCACGCTTCAATCGGGCGGCATCTACCGCTGGACGAACGCGGACATTCCGCTGACCCTGAACAGCCTCCTGTTTACCTCATCCATCGACCAGGGCGGTCAGCCTCTCGTGAAGCGCGGGGCCATCCGCAACGCCAGAGGGACCGAAGTCGACACTCTGGACCTGACGCTGATGGCCGGAGGATCGGCTCAACTCATGGGCACGAACATCAGCCTGGCAGCCCACAACGGCGCATTCGACGCGGCGCGGGTGCGTGTGGAGCGCGTCTTCTCTGCCTACCCCGGCGATACCTCCATGGGTTCGGTGGTTCTGTTCGAAGGCAACTGCGCGGGCGTTGATCCGTCCTCGACTCAGGTTGTCTTGCACGTCAAGAGCGATCTCGAGCTTTTGCAGTACCAGATGCCCCGAATCCTCTTCCAGCCTGGCTGCGCGAACTGCTTTGGTGACTCAGGTTGCGGAATCAGTCTGCCGAGCCTCGCGACGGCCGGAAGCGCGCAAGGAACCCCAACGGCTACGACCATCGCCACCGGCATCAGCGGGAAGGCAAACGGCTACTACGCCCTCGGTGTGCTGGTCATGACCTCCGGGGCCGCATCCGGCTCACGGCGCACGGTGAGCACCTACACCGGCGGGACGGCCGTCTTGACCGTGCCACTCCCTCAGACCCCGGCAACGGGCGACACCTTCACCATCTACCCCGGTTGCGGTCGCACCGCAGCGGCTTGCGCCGGTTACTCGAACTCGAACAACTACCAGGGCTTTCCCTATGTGCCCCCAACGAGTACAAGCCTATGACCGCGCTCGAAGTGATGCTGCAACGCGAGGATGTCGTCGAGGAGGCCCGGTCATGGCTTGGCACTCCCTACCATCACCACGCCCGCGTCAAGGGCGCTGGCGTCGATTGCGGCATGATCCTTGCGGCTGTCTATGAGGCCGCGGGTGTGCTTCCGCATGTTGACCCCGGCGAGTACGTCCATGACTGGTTTCTGCACCGTGACGAGCCGGTCTACCTGGAGATCGTTGAGAAGTTCGCGGCCAAGGTCGAGATCGCGCCTGACACGCCACCCCAGCCCGGCGACATTGCCATGTACCAGTTCGGGCGCAATCCGGCGCACGGCGCAATCGTGATCGAGTGGCCGGTCATCCTGCACAGCTACCAGCCGGCCGGAATGGTGATCCTTGACGACGCCGTAGCCAACAAAGACCTCGCCGAGCGGTTCGTCGGCATCTGGTCGCCTTGGGCGAAGAAAGGCGGGGCCGAATGACGCGAGTGTGGATCGTTGCGGATGTGAAAACCGAAGACGGAAGCGTTTGGGGGCTAATAGCGGTTTGCAGTTCTCGGGAGAAAGCTGTTGCAGCTTGCACTGTCAGGACTCATTGTCTCTGGTCGATGAACCTGGACGAGGTTGGACCGAGCGAAACCGTCATCGCGCCCGATTGCGAATATCCCCTCGCAGAAAGGGGCGTGTAGCTTGGGCGGTCTCTTCGGCGGCGGCGGCTCGAACGCGCAAACTCCGGTCAAGCTGGCATCTGTCCAGGTCTCGACATCGATGTACGGCAAGCCCAAGGCGCTCGTCTACGGCTGCACACTACTTGCCTCGAACATGATCGACTATGCCGGTTTTACCTCTCAGGCGACAAGTTCGGGCGGCAAGGGCGGCGGCGGGGGCGTGACCGGATACAACTACTGGTCTGACTTGATTCTCGCTCTCTGTGAGGGCGGTCAATCCGGCATCGTTGGCGTCCAGCGCGTCTGGCGCGACAAGGACTGCTACACCCTCAGCTATTACGGCCTCTCGCTCATGACCGGCGCAAGGCCGCAAGCGCCCTGGGGGCCGTGGTCGAGCAAATGGCCCAGCCGCGCTCTCGGCTACAGCGGAACGGCTTATATCGGCGTACTTCAAGCCGCTCTCGGTTCGGGCGGAACAGTACCCAACTGGAACTTTGAGGTTCAGGCGCTTCTCGGCACTGAGCAGGATCCGAACTGGCCGGGATCGTATGACGCCAAGCCGTCGGCTGTCATCGTTGACGCGCTCTCGAATCCCTACTACGGGGCCGGGTTCGCCGCCTCTCGCATCGCCAATCTCGTCACCGGCGCGGCCAGCTTCCAAACCTACTGCACCGCTTGTGGCTTTGCCATCAGCCCGGCTTGGACCGACCAGAGCGATGCGGCAACCTGCATTCAGCAGATCCTCGACGCGACGAACAGTGAACTGGTCTGGACCTGCCAGCAACTCTCGGGCGGTGGGACCGGGATGGTGCTCAACGTCGTGCCGTACGGCGACACGCCAATCACGGCCAACGGCGTCACGTACACGCCGAACACCACGCCGCTTTATGACCTCACCTTTGACGATTTCCTTGGAGCGATCGGCAAGGACGGAACGCCCACCGGGACGGACCCGATAATCCCCAACCGCTCAAGCACTCAGGACATCAAAAACGATGTTCCGGTTGAGTTCTGGGACCGCACCAACAGCTACAACGTGAGCATCGTTGACACTCCCGAGCCTTCGGACGTGTCCCTGAACGGCCTGAAACAGGATTCGCCGCTCACTCTTCACCTCATCACGCGGGCCGCTCACGCGAAGCAAATCAGCGCCATCAAGGCACAGCGGAACGTCTTCGTCCGCAACACCTACACGGTCAAGATCGGCTGGCGGTACATCCTCCTCGAACCGATGGACCTCGTGACGCTGACCGATTACATTAGCGGGCTGCTGAAAAAGATCGTCCGCATTGTCAGCATCGACATGCCAGACGAGGTGAGCGAAGAGGAAGGCTTGACCATCACGGCTGAGGAGTGGCCTTTAGGCATCGGAACGTCCGCGCTCTACACAACTCAGAACAATGGTGGCAACTCCCCAGCGACAAGCCCGGCCCCGACAGTCTCAGGCGCTGTCGTCTTCGAGCCTCCCACACTCATGACCGAATCGGGAGGGCCTGAAATCTGGATCGGCGCATGCGGAACCCCGACGCTCTGGGGCGGCTGCAACGTCTGGGTGAGCCTTGACGGCGGAAACAGCTACGGCGTGGCACCGGTTGGCACCATCAACGCATCGGCGCGCATCGGCGCTCTCACGGCAACGCTTCCCCTGACGGCCGACCCGGACACGACGGACACGCTGGCCGTGAACCTGGCTGCCAGCCTCGGGACGCTGAACAGCACCAGCGCCAACGGGCGCGATTCCTTCGCAACGGCTTGCCTGATTGGCTCGGAGATCGTCTCGTACCTCACGGCCACGCTGACCGGCGCGAACGCCTACAACCTCACCAGCTTGCGGCGCGGCGGCTACGGCTCGACGATTGCCGCTCACACGTCCGGTAACAGCTTCATGTTCTTGGATGATGCGGTCTTCAAGCTTCCGTATGAGTCTGCGCTGATCGGCCAGACGATCTACGTCAAGCTACAGAGTTTCAACGCCATGGGCTCGGGGTTGCAGAGCCTCAGCGCCTGCACAGCCTACAGCTACACGCCCGTCGGCACCATGTTCCCAGCCCCGCCGATTGTCACGGTGACCCAGAGCGCAACCAACGGCAGTGGCAGCGGAGCAAGCGCGTCGGCAAGCGATGGAATCACGGTCACAGCCAGCGGCGGCGCAACTACGACCGCCAAGGTCTGGCTCAGCATCGCCTGGACCTGGCCGGGGAACTTCCCGACTCCGAGCGGCGGCTTTCAGGTTGTAGCCTTCACCGGCAGTGATCCGACGGTAGCGGCAAACTACCTCTTCGACATCGTCACGGTTGGGCCGACGACTCTCTCGGTCACCATCCCTGTGACGCCAACCGTCACCATGGGCACCGTGAACGCGGCAGTGAGGGCCATCTATGCCTGATTCAGCATGGACAGAGACCGGAAGTTCGATAAGCCTGGTGCCAGTCACCAGCACGATTGACCCCGGCAGCAACAGCACCAACGTCAACTACCTCACGAACAGCTACAAGGCCGCGCTCATGCAGCAGTACGCGGGAGAGCTCGCCATGAAGACGAGCCTCGACTCACTAGCAGCCACATGGACCGTGTCCAGCGCAGCTTACGACTCTTCCGTGGCGGCGATCAACGCCACGCTTGTCAACGCCGGCGCGCCGTCGAACTGGGCAACCATCTGGCCTGATGGAACCACCAGCGGGCCCTGGGCTGGCATTCAGACCGCGCTTTCAGGCGATTGGGCAGCTATCGCCACACAGCGCACGACCCTACAGGCTGCAATTTCAGCTACGCAGGCGATAGTGTCATCTGCGTCAGCGCAGCCGCATATCGTCTCGTGGGCTTACGCCTCGAAGCCTGCGCTTCCGTCGAGCAGCTATCCGGCTGGTTATTATGCCATCACCAGCGACTTCAGAACCGTGCAGGTCAACGCGGCGGGAACGGCATGGGTCGATATTCTCATCTCGGCCAAAGGCCTATTTGGTACCCTCGATGCCGCCACGATCAGTGTGATCAACCTCAACGCCAGCAACATCGCCACAGGCACTCTCAGCGCCTCCATGGTGCTCTTTCCTGATGGAACGCAGCTAAGCACAGCCAATCGCGTGACAACGGCGTTTAAGCAGCCTTCAGCGGACACCGCCGTAAGCGCTTCAACGATAGTGATTCCCGGATGGAGTTGGCCGGTAACCGTGCATTCGGCAAACGACGTGTTCAACTTTTTCGGAGCGCTCACCGCAGAGCAGACCTCCGGTACGACCAACAGCCCCGTAAATTTTTACTTTTACGTCGATGGGGTTTTCGCAAATTCGTATCCCTGCGTTCCGCGATTCCCGACCCTCAGCACTTGGTACGTCTTTCCAATTTCGGCCACCATCGCAGGATTGAGCACGGGGGCGCACACGATAGCGATTTATGCAAACTGCAATAACAGCTACCCGTTCACCGTCAAAATGGAGTCTCGCGTCACATGCCAGCAAATCTACTAGATGGCGTGATTTTGTCATTTCGCGCCCGTTGAGGCCCGAAAAACCACCAACTTCTGACCGAGAATAACCGAAGGAGCCGGACAAGTGACCGCAGAATCAACCGCATGGATCGTCGCGCTTACAGGGGTGGTTGGCATCTTATCCGGCCTTATCGGGCAGGCGCTCTACTGGGGCATCTTCAAGGGGTCCATCGAGGCGCGAACCGGCGCTGTCGAGAAGGGTGTCCTTGATCTGCAGAAAAGCCGCTCGGATTTGTGGACCGAGATCAACGCGCACGGCGAACGCCTGGCCACCATCGAAACCGCGTGCCGGATCAACCATAGCCAGCACGCAAGTTAGGAAGAACCATGCATCTGCTTTCGCCACATCTCAGCCTCGAAGAGTTGACCTTTAGCTCGACGGCTGTTGCCCATGGCATCGACAACACCGCGCCGGCTGAAGTCGTCGAGCATCTGGCCACGCTGGCCGCCAGCCTTGAGAAAGTGAGAGCGATTCTAGGCTCTCCTCTGCACATCGACTCAGGCTATCGCTGTCCGGACCTCAACCGCATCGTGCGCGGCGTCCCTGACTCGGCACACGTCACCGGCTTTGCGGCTGACTTCGTTTGCCCGCAATTCGGCTCACCGCTGGACATCGTCAAGAAGATCGTCTCCTACCCGATGATCCAGTTCGACCAGGTGATTCAAGAGGGGGCCTGGGTGCATTTCTCCGTTGCCCCGGCCATGCGTCAACAGGTTCTGACCGCCCACTTCGTGGACGGCATAGCGCGTTATCAGGAAGGGGTATCGGCATGACCTGGCCACAGCCCTTTTGGGCCGTTCTACTCGCAATCTTGGGGGTGATCCTTGCGCTTGCAGTTCTTTTCCACCCTGACCCGATTTCTATCGGGACCGCAGTCCTCGCAGTCTCCAGCAACCTCGTCAGTGGCGCCCTCGGTGCCTTCGCCGGTCACTCCAGCAAAGACGCCCGATTTCCCGACTCAACCCAGTAACCCGGTGCCAAAGGAGGCACCCACCATGGCAAGTTTCACGAGCGTATTGAGCAACATCGGCAAGGGCCTGAAGGCATTCTTCACAAGCCCAATCGTCAAGGAAATCGAGACAGTGGCGGTTCCGCTGGCTGAGACCTTCTTCCCGGCTGCAGCGCCGCTCATCAACGGAGTCATGGTCGAGGTTGCCAAGGTTGAAGCCCTGGCGACATCTGCCGGCGCGCAGAGCGGAACGGGCGCACAGAAGCTCGCGCTGGTCATTCAGACCTCCGAGAGCATCTTCAATGACTACGAGAAGTCTCGCGGTGTGACGATCAACCCCACCGGCAAAGAGGCCATCGTGAACGGCATCGTGGCGATCCTCAACAACCTTCCCGCAGCAGCCTGATCCAACGGCGGGGCTTTAACCGGCCCCGCCAACCCCCGCACATTCTCTAAGGAGACCGATGAAACGCACAGCGCCAATCCTGATTATCCTTGCCCTCGCGGCGCTCCTGTTTCCGGTCGCAGTGTTCGCGCAGGTTCCGGCCGGCTGCGTTCAAGTCTTCGCCGCGGGCATCAAGAATTCATCCGGAGTACTCGAAGCCAGCGGAACCATCAGCTTTGCCCCTGTCAGCGCGGCGGGAGTGCCGATCAGCTTCCTGAGTGCTTGCGGAGGCGTACCGGGCCAAACGTCGGACGTGCCGATTACCGTGCCAATCAAGAATGGCGCGTTCACCATCGCATTGCCCGATGTGAGCCTGACCAATCCACCGAACATCTGCTTTTCCGTGGTAGCCAAGGAAACCGGCACCGGAGACCGCCTTCTCGCACCCGGCGGCTATGCCTGCTTGCAGCCACACGGAACGCCCCAAGGAACCTCGGACTGGTGTCAAGCCGACGGTTGCCACTTCGACGCCTACGTTCCCACCTTTAGCGCGCCTACCGCGCTCTACGGGCCTCCCGATCTGATGACCATGTGGAACATGCTCATCGCCACCAACGGCCCAGTGTCGACTTCGACGGCTGTTGATTCCCCCGTGGTCACGTTCAACGCCGCCGGCGCACCGATGAGCGCGTTCACCTTGCCGCTCTACACTCCCGCCGGGCCTTCGAACAACTGCGGAAGCGATGGCATCCTGCCTCTTTGCTACGCGACGGCCGACGGCATCACGGCGCGCACCATCAATGTCATCGGGCTCACGGCTGGCACCTACTTTGCGGTGCTCATCAACCCGCTGCATACCACCGCGCCCATCTCATCGACGGCTCAGATGGTCACCTTCGGCACCGGCTGCAACTGGCAGTTCGCGCCTGGCCGGATCGTCATGTCGGGAACCACGCTGACCATCCCCAGTTGGGCGATGGGCAGCTATCTTGCAATCTTCCAGTACGACGGTGCGAACTGCATCGGGGCAATTGGCGACTGACTTTGAACGGGGGCGCACCATGGACCAAGTGATGAAGCTGAAAATCTGCGAGGCTTGCGGCTGTATCTGGTGCCGTCCAGAAGGTAATTCCGGCGCGTACTGCGCACCCTGCGAACTCAAGCTGGCCAGCTTCCCTACACCGGAGAGCCGAGTTCGCCGCGGGCGCCGTCCATCGCACCGGGGCGGGCAACTCATCCAGGTCTACGCGGTTGCCGATGAAACCGGGGGCGCGCAATGACGAGCAAAAACTACGTCAAGTGGAGCGACCGGAAGACGATCAAGCGGGAAGCCCCTCGGGTTGCCAAACCAAAGCCCAAGCCGCTGCCTGAATTCTCGGCTACAGAGACCTACTTCTTTCGCCAGCACACGCACGGCTTGCTGAGGCGTTACCTCTACTGCTCCATGCAGACGGCGCGCGTCGGCTCAGGCCTCAGTGACCCGGTGGGCCGTGGCTGGGTTTCCAGCCGGCCGATCCGCACCTTCGAGGACGCCATCATCTTCGTCTACGACATGGAAAAGTGCATCAAGGCTCTGCCTTCGCTGGACCGGGACATGCTGGAGAGGATCGTCCTTCAGGAGTACACGCACTCGGAGGCGGCGCAGTTGCTCGGGATGAGCGTCCGCGCGATCGCATACAAATTCCCGGCGGCTATGGACCGCTTGACGGCAAAGCTGATTGAATCGGGGATGTTGATCTTGCCAGAAGCCGCTTGAATTGGCGGCTGGCTGAGTAGGATTCGCGGGCAGGTTGACGCGAAGGAAAGCGGTGAGCGGAATCCGCACAGCCGCAAAATAGGGTGAGGCTCAGGCCCCACCATTCTTCTTTGCCTTCCCACGAATTGGTTTCTTCGGGCACACCGGCCAATGCTTCCTGACCTCAGCCGCCCCGAATATCTTCCCGCAGTGCTTGCAGGGCGTCGGGGTCTTCGGCTTGTGTCCCAGCTTCTGACGACGACGCCCGGCTTCCGCGATGATTGCCGCGTCTGGAACCTCGCTAAAATCCCACACGAACTCCTCTTTCTTCTTTCCCACGTCCTGCCTCCAAGTGCGCACCTTGCGACTTTTCAGCATACCGCAGGGCGGCAATCACTTGTAGATGACGCCGGAGACGGGAGCCTGGCAGCCGGTCGAGAGGTACACGTTCGGCGCCACACAGACGGGCAGAAAGAGGTTGTGAATCGCGCTCGGGGCGGTGATGGCCACGTCTGCCGTCGTCACCAGGTAAGCCAGCTTGCGGTGATGGTGGGCGACCAACTTCCGGGCGATCCAGTATTGCGCGAACACCATGCCGCTCGAATAGAGGGCCATGACTGGCGGATGGTTGGCGATGAAGCTGGGGAGCACCCGCTCTTTGTTGCCCGCTTGCATTGCCCAATGCGTCGAGTAGACATCCAAGCCACGCACCGCGGCGTCGGTGGCCAGCAGGGACCATTCCAGGCGGTCAAGATGCGGCTTGGGCGCATCCGGCAGGGCCTGACCGGACAGGGGCGCGGCGCAGAGCATCAGCGCGCAGAGGATGATGGTTTTCACATTGCCTCCATGATAGCTTGAACGTGTTTCTAGGCGACTACTATCAGCGCAACGAGCAGCGCCAGTGCAAGCACGGTCACGCGGGCTATTGTCCAAATCGAATCCATCATTGTTTTTTCCTCCATTACCGGGTTGATCGTCGCGGTCGATAACCCGCGCAAGCGATAGAAGCGCCTCGGACGCGCAGGCAGGGCAGGCGTGCGGGTTGTTGCCGATGTTTCGGCAATCCTGGCACAGGTAGGCAATGGCGAGGGGTAGATAGAGGGCATCAGCGGTGGTCAACCGTAAGCCTCCCACAGAAGCTCAACAAGAGCCAGAATCGCAGTGAGAGCCGCGAACCAGTTGAACCAGTTGAGACGGCGGCGGCTCTGGTTTGGCCGCTCGCCGAGGATGTGCATATAAGGCGCGTCGTGGCCCTCGCAGTATTCCTTCCAGTCGAGAGGCTCAGGATCGGGGCGGCGCTGCTGAACTGCATTCTGTAGGCTCACAGCGCCCCCTCTCTCGCGTACTGCTCCAACTTGCGATAAAGGCTTGTCTTCCCGATGCCCAGCGCCTTCGCAGCGGCGTTTTTGTTGCGGCAGCGATTCACAGCGTTGAGAATCGCGGCCCGCTCCAAGGTCTCAAGGGGAACGATCTCAACTGGAGACGCCTCGGGAGACGGAGGCGCACCGATGAAAGCCGCCACGCGGAGCCGGATTTCCCCCACTTCATTCAGCAGTTGGGTCACGCGGCCATTCCTGCGAATAATCTCGCTCTGAATCTGGTCGAGCCGTTGGTTTAGTTGAGTAAGATTCATGCCGCCTCCCCTGCTTTCCGTTGGTCTGCTCTTTCCTGCCAGTAGCGATCATCGAAGGACACACGGCAATCTTCCGAGCAGACGCGCTTTTGGACCTTGCCGAACCGTACCGACTCTAGACACCTTCCGCCGGCCGGGATATGGTTGCCACACTCGCCGCAGTTGAAGGCGAAAGGCGCAACTACCAGTTTGAAATCGTTGCCGATAAGGCTCATGCGTTCACCTGGGCTTGCGGGTTGACGTTGTGGCGTGGCAGCACAGAAAAGAAGTGAACGCCGTCCAGGCCGTTCGTAGAACTCTGGCTGCGCGGATACAGGGCGCGGCTGCAAACCGGGCATGTGACCATCAGCCGGCCGTCGCTGTCGTCGATGGAGTCGAAGTCGTCAACCTCGACCGTCAGGCAGGAACCCGCGCAGGGGTTGAGTGCTTTGCCTCTGGGCATCAGCGGGCCTCCGCGTTAGCGATTTCCAACAGCACATCTGCATGACAGGGGTCGCCCGGCTTGCACCAGCAGGCCAAGTCTTTGCCGCGAAGCGAGGACACGTCGGGCGGCGCGGGCATTGGAATTGCGTGTGCCCAGTGCTTTTCACCCAGCATCCACGCCCGATAAGCCTCGACGCATATCCGCGCCGCGTTCACCTTGGTCGCGTAGCCCGCTTCGTGGCACTGTTTGACGGTGAAGGGATTGCCGAACCTGCCGGGTCGCGTGACACTCATTGCGCCCTCTGGCATCCTCCAGCCCTTCGTGCGCTTGCGCTGGATCCTCTTCGGCATCACAGTACCCCCAGTTCGGCGCGCAGATCGTCGAGCAGGTCAACCGCCGCGAAGTCATCTACCGGCGCGTCAGGCGTGATGTGGTGATAGAGATGGTCTGAGGCGCGGCGCAGGACCATGCCAACGGCCTCCCTCTCATGCTCGGTGCCCGCGTATTTCTCCAGCACTTCCACGCTGTACGGCTGGCCGATGTCGATTGTGACGTTCAT